TGGCTAAGTGAGCTTAAATTAGCCGTACCTGTGATTACGGAGTATCCTAGAGCCCCAGTACCATTTCCATTATCATTATCTACTTGGAACTTAATTAGTATAGGTTGTCTTGTCAACTGAAGGTTAACTAAGAATAAGTATGAATAGTCGCTTAAAGCAACAAAACCATCAGCATTAATAGTCCATGAAGCGACGTCATTCTTAAACTCTTTAAACCATGCAGAACTTTGTGATGTTACTTCTTTCTGATCTACAGAAACCTCAAAAGAACAGTTTGTAGCTGCCCCAAATGGGATACCTAAAGACATATTAGTAGTTGTTACACCAGGATTAGTTGATTGAGTGTATAAAGTAATGGCATTAGTTGTAGTGCCTAAGTAATTTACTTCTATAATTATTCTATCTGTAATAGCTATAACAGTATTAGTTACTGTCATATTAGTATTATATACAATCTTACTTAGAGATGTTAGTGTAGTTTCATCTGAAGTAGCTAGTAAAGTAGCAGTAGAACCTGAATATTTGTATAGCTTATATTGTACTTTAGCACCTGCAAAGGCAGTAGCAATAGAATAATAGGCTGATATAGTCCATGTACCAGCAGTAATCTCAGTAATACTAGGATCACCAGCATCTGTTATAAAAGAAGCTATTACTCCTGCTCCTGTCTTATTAAAGTTAGTAGAAGTACCAACTATTGCTGTTGTACTTAATTCTTTACAAGCAAAACCATTAACAGTTACATCTTGATTTATAGAACCATTAAAGTAATATTGCTTATTTGTGTCATACTTATAAAGTACTATGTTCGTTCCATTAATTACTGATGCCATTATTTATATTTTTATAATCCTATATATTTTATTGTTTCTACCGAATCGTTATCTTCATCTATAACTTCAATTAATTGAATAGAATTTACTTCACTATCATATGTGTTCATAGTTAATCTATTTATTAAAAACTTTTTATCATTATAAGATAAAGCATTTGTACTAGCATCTTGAACGGTATATGTCTTATCTAAATATACTAAGCCGTTTATTGAGTTATAATTACCTAAATCACCTTCTAATGTTGCAATATTTCTATTGAATAAATTAGAATATTGTCTAATTAAAAGACTATGTAAATCGTAAAATTGTTCAGTAGGTTTATCATATCTATACCAATTTATTAATGATCCATTAAAAAACCCAGTTAGGTACAAATTAAAGAAAGCCCCAAAATTATTATTACCCCCATTCCAGCTTGTAAAAGGAGGATGATATAATCCGTATGGCAAATCAATAGATTTTACTATTAAATTGTTTACTCCTATTTGCCTTTTTACTTCTAATGCAGTAAGTTGATTTGGCAATTGAACAAGTTTAACATTTTTTATATCACCTCCAACAATTGCAGTAGTAGCAATAAATGTTACAATTATATGACCATCATATATCCCCAAGAAAGGGGTAGTATCTGCAACTTTACCTAATGGTATATCAATTGTTTTAGCCTCAAATATCTGTTCATTTTCAGCAGTTATTTGAATATTTGTAGATGTTGTTGTCCATTTTGAATCACTTCTTAAATAGTAAGAAACATATCCAGTTGATGTTGGCATATACAACTCTATTCTTACCCAAATCTTATCACCTACTGAAGCTGCTTGATATTCGAATGATAAAGTTGCACCTGGACCATACATCATAGGGGCATAATGTTCTTTAAAGTATGGTGGAACAACATTTGTTATAGATGCAAAATTAAATCCAGAAGCACCTTTTTTTATAGTATAATAGTTAAATTCATTATCATCATTTGTAACCAATGTCACAATTCCAGTTCCCTCTACTTCTTTTCTCCATCCAACAGCTTCTCCTGAAACTACGTATTTAAAGTTACCGTTATTTGCCATATTTTCTACATATGTATATTGCGTATTTGATTCTACTACTTGATAACCTTTCCTTACTATTTTAACTTGAGAATTATTTATAAAATGCACATTACCTTCAGTATATGGCTCTATATCTATTACATTGTCAAGAGTACCAGATGATACTATTGTAGGAGTACTTGAAATTGTATATTTAGTGTAATATACTGTTGAAGCCATATCATTTAATGGTAATATATACCAATCTCCATTTGATTGGAAAAGTCTACAACCAAAAGATTTAACTATATTATCTAATATAGTATAATAATCTACATTAATAATATCTCTTATATAAATAGCAGTTTGTGCAAATGGCTCATATTGAGTACCATCACCCCTATCTTGCATACCTTCAGCATAATAAGAACAACAAGCAAATAGGTTTGAAGGATTTTGATAATTTATATTGCTTAAACAAGTTCCAATTACATTTATTAAAGGCGTAACTGTATTTATGCTATTGTTAGTAGAATAGTTATTATATTTAATTAAAGACAACCCATCAACACATACCATATTTACTTGTTGATTACCAGTTGTAAAAGCTACATTTATGTAATCATTAAATAAGAAACCTTTCCATATAATATCTATACCTTCTACTAATTCTACATAATATAAAGTATCATCAAAGTTTAATAAATCTGGAAACTTTTCATAATCATCTTGTGTAGATATTAAAAAAGAAACATTAAGCTGAGATGAAATAATACCACCAATAGGATCTTCTTCATTAGAATTTGGCTGCAAAACAACGCTAGTTGCTTCATATGTCTTAACAGTTCCAGCATAATCCTTTTTATAAATCTTTACTACTTGGACTGTTGAATCTCTTAATATTTGTGTTATTGTATAATTTAATACGTATGCCATTATGCTAAACTAATATTTTGTCCTTTAAGATTTGATGCTTTTTGTGCTCTATTTACAGATAATAATAAGTCTTGTCCTCTTAATACAAATTGACCACCTGATCCACCACCTATTAAGGTCTTTAATTTGTCTAATGGAGCTACTACCTCAGGATTATGACTTGCTCCAGGATATTCCCCCATAAGACCCATTGTAGGACCTGATACAATACCTCCATTTGCCATTTTCTTAGGAGAAAAAGCCATGCTTCCTAATCCCATTCCTTGTGTAAATAAGCCACTAAAAACATCCATACCACTCATTCCAGCAGCAGCTAGTTTTTCTGGAAAAATTATGCTAATTAATGCAGCAGCAATAGCAGCAGTAACAATAACCTTTGCTAACTGCTTTATTAAGTCTTGAGTCATTTTGCTTAAAACTTCTCCTATATTAGCACCTTTATCCAATAACATATCCATTGATGGTCCTAATGCAGACATTAATCCGTTACCTATTTGTTTTATGTAACTAGCAGCTTCGGTTGCTATAGCTTTATTATTATTTGACCAACCTTTAAATGTTTCTCCTAATCTTTTAATATAATCATCATAAGTAATTAGGTTATTTTCAAGCATATATTGCAAATCAGAAGCCTCTTGCTCATATATTAATTTTTGTGCTAACCTATCACCTGTGCTTAAGTTTTGCTTATTTTTATAAAATTCGTCAAAATCTTTAAGTTGATTTTTATAAGCATCAGTAAATTCCTTTAAATCTTGTTCATCTCTTTTTTTATTTTCTTTTCTTGCTTTGTCTTTTTGAATAAGCAACTGTTCTTGCATGAACTGATCTATAAGCAAAATTTTATTTGCATATTCCTTATAAACCTCCTCACTTAATTTAGCTTTTTGCTTATCATTATATTCGCTATTTTTAATCCTTTCTAATGCAAGTTGTTTTTCTAAATCTGCAAGTTCAACAGAAACTTCATATTTTTTATAAGCATCATCTTCATATAATTTAACTTCAAGTTTTTTAGAATCAATTAAACCTTGTATAACTTGTTCATTAAATCTTTGATTTGCCTCTAATTGTCTTTTTCTTTCAGCATCTCCTTCTTTATTTGTCTGTCCTTTGGCGTTAAATTTTGAAAATGGATTGACCAATAATGCTTTTGTATTGCTTTTTCTGAAATCTTCTAATTGTCTAAGTAATGTTTCATTTGATAATATTTCACTTTCCAAGTTTTGCAACTCTGTATTACCCATGAAGAAATTAATAGGATGTATTCCTCTGTTAGCTTTTTGAGTTTCTATAGCAAGAGTATTTCTTTTTTCTATTTGACCAATTGTTATTTCAGCTATTTTTTTACCAATAACTTCTTGCATTTGTTGTTGCTGGATAGCTTCAGTATAAAGATTTATTGCTATTATAGCGTCTCCAATAGTCTTTATTTTTTTACCTTGTGCTTCATCAACTTGAGTAATAGCTTCTTTAGCTTCTTTTAATGCTTTATTTCTAATACTTTCAGTCGTATTAACATCTAGCATTACATCAACTAACCCTTGTAAATTTGATACTTCAGCATTAGTATAGTTAACTGTATTTCTAATTTCATCATTAGTTTCTTTTAATGCCTTTCTAAAATCAACAGTTTTTTTGGTAGCTCCAAATAAACCTAAATCATAGGCAGTTACTGCTGCAATTAATGCAGAAAATGCTAAATACATTGGTCCAGTTGCACCAGCTACAGAACCCATTAAAGCAGGAAGGTTATTTTGTATACCTCTAAATCCAAATGGTAAATCTTGTATAACTAATGCAAGATTAGTCCATTGCATATTATTCTTCTTTAAAGAGCCTGTAGTTGCATCTAATCCTGATGCAGTAGGCATAGATGATGTCATTTTCTTAAAACTAGCACTTGCTGGGTCAATGCCATTTGCGACTAAAGATTGAAAATCTCTTTCTAGTTTTTTTGTAGCAATACCTACTTGTTGTGATGCAGGACCAAATAACTTAATAGCAGCCTCTAGATTTTTAGCATTCTTTTGTATGCTATTGGCAATTTTCTGGAACTCTTTGTCAGTACCATTAAATTGACCAATCATCTGATATAATGCATCATTAACCCCTTGAAAATCTAGGTTTAATTTTAAGTCTACTTGATTATCTGCCATTATCCTATTTCTTTATATTATCGTATTTTTTTAAGACCTCTTTTAGTTCCTCAGGTGTCATTACCCTCTGTTTTACAAAGTTACGATTATCGCAGTCAAGTGGTAAAAGCTCATGTGGCTTTATCTTTTTGCCTTTTGGAAGTTGTATGTTAAGCAAAATAGTAGTTTGCCATCTAGTCTTTAACCATTCTTGTTCTTCTTTATGACGGTAACCATACCAAACAAAATCTAACTCAGCCATCGTCATATCCCAAAACAAATGGGGAAGCACTTGGCACTCCCCCATTGTATATCTTTCAATATCAATCCACTCTAATTTTTTTTTACAGCGTCTTTTGCAGCTTTCTTGTTAGTAGGTTGTTCAACGCCACTATTCATACTTTCTGCAAGTGCAGCCATTACATCTTGAAACTTTTTACTTCCTAATCCACCCATATCATCAATCCAGTCACATATCTCTATGTCTGTAAAGCTTGGAGTTATCCCTTGACTATACAATGGATATTCTGCCGCTGATTTAAGCAAGTTAGTAATCGCTTCTAAAGATTGATTACCTGATAATGCTTCTGATATATCTGATGGTCCAATGCCTTGTAGTTGACAGAATCTTTTTAAAGACCATGTACAAAACCTCATAGGTATCATAGTCCCATCGCTTAGGGATAGTTCAAAATGTCCTCTCATATTTTGGTGTTTTTGGTGTTATGGTGTTACGCTACTGGGTTAGGAGCTTGTGTTAATTGACCTTGACCTGTAAAAGATACAGAATAAGTAGCTGGAGATTCCATATCAGCAGTAATATCTAAACTTTCTACAAAAGCAGAACCATACCAAATTAAATCCCCATTAACTGGAGTTGATCCAGAAACTGTAGTAAACTTAACTGTAACTGTTTGTCTTCCGTTTAGAGCAGAGAAAATATCTCCTACTACATAGTTTGTACCTGTTGGCTCAACTGTTGCTAGACCATCTGTAGTTAAAGACCAAGAACGCAAACCTGCGATTTGTTCAGCCCATCCACCGCTTGATTTAGTTGTTGCATCTGGCAAGTCAGCACTTACTGATAAAGAACATGATGTAGAGTGAGCTACAACTTCAGTTCCTACTAGAACTACTAGGTTTGTACCGTTAAAAATTCCTGTTGTTGGCATTTTATTTTATTTTAATTTTTTATAATATCTGTGTTACAAAGTGATCCATTGTAATTACTCTTCTGAAAACATAAGCTTCATCTACATAATCAAATGTAGCGATATTGCTTGTCATCTTACGAGTAACTATTTTAAAGTCAGGAGAAGCACTAGGGTAATCTGGCACATTAACGCCTATGATCACTAACAATTCGTTAGCCCACTGGTCTACCGATTTCTGCCCTACTTCACCTGACTTAAAGGTTCTATAAACAACATCAAATTGAATAGTAACATCAAAGTTATAACTCTGTTTGTCGCTATTTTCCAAAGATGTTTGGCTGCTTATAAGTAAGAACGGAGGCTCTACATCGTCAGGTGCAATAGTATCGTAAACACCCAAAGAGTAACTTTGTGATGCTAACTTATCTACATAAGCCTTTCTTATAGCGTATCCGCAATCTTTCATTAAGCTTCCGTTTCTTCTTTTACTTCCTCAGGATTTTGCTCTTGAGCAAGTTTTGATAAGAACTGGGTTAGAGGTAATCCAAATTTAGTAGGCATTTCTTGAATAAATGAGTCTAATTGTTTTACCTGCTCTTCGTTTAGTGTAATTGTCATGGTATTGATTTTGTACAAATTTAGTGAAATATATTTATATAAGATTACCTTACTTTATAGCTTTTTAAGGTTTTTAACAATGTTGCATATTTCTCATCAAATGTCTTAAAGAAGAATGGTCTATTAGGCATATTGAAGTTTTTTAGACCTGAACCTCTAAATTGAGAAGCATAATTGCCTAAAGGTTTTTTAGTACTAAATTTATAAGGTGGTATTCCGAAGCCTTTACCTGTTCCAAATTCTACATAAGGTGCATACTTAACTGTAGCGTTACCCATTGAGAATGAAGCATATCCATTTTGATAAGGTCTAGATGATACGCTTCTAGATAAATTACCTGTTCTTTTATATGGTTTTTTTGCTGTAGATGTAATTCTAGGTAAATTACCTGCTTTTGTGGTAGCTTCCATTTCCATAGCTTTTACAGACTTATTAATTTCTTGAACAGCATAAGCTTTGTATGATTCTGCTGTTTGCTTAAACTTTTCTTGAATTTTATATAAAGCCTTAGTATCTACTGTAAATGTCGCCATTATTTAAGGGTTGAGCAACCTATTAAAAAATACTTATTACGATCTTGTTCGTTTATAATAGAATTTATCATATATAACTTATTTTGGAACGTAATAGTTAGCTTCTTATCAAATACCTTAGATGTTGTATATCTTATTCTAAATGTAATATCAGCGGCAAAACCATCTGTTCCTGCTATATTAGTTCTTGTATTACTATCTGTAACAATTTCAGCCCAGCAAGTATAATAGTCTACAAGAGTATTTACAAAACCCCCTGCACTATCGGATACGCTAGTCTTACTTTGGAAAGTAATCCTATTCATTAATCTTCCTATCATTAGATAATTACGTTTATGCGTTTAAATGGCTTCATAAGCTCGTATGCGGTCATCAAATTAGCTGAAGGCTTAGTTGCTTCAACTGAAGACTCTCT